CGTATTTGAATCCAATATTCACGAAACGGTATTCGACGCCTTCAGAGAACTGGTTGGTAAAAACGATGAAAAGATTCAATATTTTTTTCTTCTAGACTCTGTTGATGGATTAATCCGAAAAGGAGATTTAGATAAAACATTCGAAGAATCTCAGAAAGTTGCTGGCGGAGCAGTAATCGCCGCCGATCTAATGAAGCGTATGTCGATTGCTCTACATAAGCGTGGTCATATTGCTATCTTTATTTCTCAAGTTCGCGCAGACATCAAACTAGATCCATACACAAGAGTTCCAATTCGTCAAACTACAGCCACAGGAGGAAATGCTTTGCTGCATTTCGCTAACTGGATTATTGAATTCGAAGCTCGTTTCAAAGGCGACCTTATCCTTCGGGATGATAAAGCTAATTATGATGAACAAAAGAATCCATATATTGGGCACACCGTAAAAGTAACAGTTAAAAAGTCTCCAAACGAAAAGACTAATTCAGTTATTAAATATCCGATTTGTTATGGGAGAAAAAATGGAACTTCCAACTGGATCGAAAAGGAAATTTTTGACTTTTTGCTGATGTGGGGTTTTGCAGAACAAAAAGGAGCATGGATTATTTTTGATGAAGATTTCATCGGAATTCTAAAAGAAGCTGGTTTTATAGAATTTCCAGAAAAGATTCAAGGAACCGCTAAGTTCGAAAGCATCATAAATGACAATGAAAAACTAAAGAAGTTCTTATATAATTATATCAGCAACAATCTTCTTAATTTCGAAAATGGAATTCCTAACGCTGAATAATAAAAAAAGACGTTGCAAAGACATCAATAAAAAATTGATATCTTGGGATGGCGGAAGCAGAAGTAAATTCCAACAAAAAGTTAAACTCTTTCTTAAAAAGTATTGGAGTAATAATATTGTTTTTGAAGAGCTTCCTATTGTTGGGACGCGGTTAAGTCTCGATTTTTACAATGCAAATAAAAAAGTAGCCATCGAAGTACAAGGTAGACAACACACGGCATTCATAGAATTCTTCCATCAAAATAGAATGAATTTTCTTCATCAACTACAAAGAGATAAAGCTAAAGAAAAATTCTGCGAATTAAATAGTATCAAATTAGTCACTATCTACGAGAAAGATACTATCGATGCAGCTCTTTTCGAGTCACAAGGTGTAATATTATAATGAATCATGAAAAAAGAAGCTAACTTAGAAAGTTTTAAACAATTTAAGATACCAGAAAACTTCTTCAATAAATTATTCGAGTTTACAGGTTCCGATGAATCCTCCAAGGGGTTCATCGTGGCTTACGTGTCTCAGGATGGTTGCCCAATGATTTATACTAAAGTTGCTAGTCCGATAGTTGAGATGGGCCTTATAAAGGCTTTAGAGAAGTATTTATTGGAAGTTGATAATCCTGAAGAAATTGTTGACTCATCAGATGTGTAGTGGTACAGTTAGACCTAATGATTTACTCGTATGATTTAGAAACGCAATTGCTAGCTGGATTGGTTAAATACCCAGAGAGATATTCAGATGTAGCGACTTTTATCACAGAGAAAGACTTCTGGAGTGAAAGTTCAAAAATTAATAGAACTATTTTCTCAGTCCTCAAACAGGCGATTGAGAATGGCGAGACCATCGATGAAGTGGTAATTTCTCAAAGAGTTAAGAATTACGGAATCTCTTTTGAGGACAATATTAATCCATCAGATTATATCGAATCTCTTAGTCTTAAGAAGATTTCTCCCGATTCAGTAATCGCAGTAGCAAAAGAGCTTAAAAAATACACTATTCGCCGTGAGATAGCTCTTTGTTGCAGTGATATAACGAAGAAGATGCGATCCATCTCTCCATCTTCTGAATATTCGAACATTATCGAAACGGCAGATAAGATTTATAATGATCAAATAAATCTTTATGAAAACGGTTCGGATAAGCCAGAAAATATTTTTAATGAGATGGAAGCCGTTATCGAAGAGCGTGGAAACAATCCCGTAACAGATTTCGGTTATGTTGGCCCCCATCCCAAAATTCAAGATATCTACGGATCTCTTCTGCGCCCCGGAAACATCACGGTTATTGTAGCTCGCTCTGGCGTAGGAAAAACTCAGCTTTGTTTAGATTTTGCTACAAAAGCTTCAGAGATGCACAAAGTTCCGGTTCTTCATTTTGATAATGGAGAAATGAGTAAAGAGGAACTCATGTTTCGCGAATGCGCTGCGCTTTCGAAAGTCCCAATGTATCTACTAGAAACTGGAAACTGGCGCAAAGCAGGACAGGACGTTGTAGCTAGAGTTCGTTCAGTCTGGAAAGATATTAAAGAAAAGTATCGCAATTTATATTACTACAACGTAGGAGGAACTAATGTTGATACTCAAATTAGTATTCTTAAAAGATTTTACTATTCAAAAATAGGCAGAGGTAATCCTTTGTTTTTTAGCTTCGATTACATTAAAACCACCAGCGAAGGCAATGGACAATCGAATAAAACAGAGTGGCAAGTTGTCGGTGAGATGGTTGATAAATATAAACGCTGCATTCAAAAAGAGCTTTGCGTAGACAACAAGCCTTCTGTTTCCATGTTAACCTCAGTACAGTCTAACCGAACCGGAATCGTAACGAACAAAACATCAAATAATGTAGTTGACGACGAAAGCATTGTTTCTCTTTCAGATCGAATCACTCAGTTCTCTTCTCATATGTTTATTTTGCGTAATAAAACTCTTGACGAACTTCAATCAGAAAAAGATTTCGGCACTCACAAACTCATCAATGTCAAAGCTCGTCATTTAGGTCGAGATATTGCCGGAGCGATTAATCCTGTTAAAATGCCGGATGGTTCTTTTAAAAAGAATTTCATCAATCTTGAAATTGCAAATTTCTGCGTTACAGAAAAAGGTGATTTACGAGATATCGCCGATTCAATCAGCACAGTAGCAAACGTAGCACAAGATGGATCTGACGATGTCCCTGACTTACATAACTAATAAGACAGAAAGATTCGAAAGAATTCTTATCGATCTTGGATACGAACTGTCTGATCGCGGTAAATATTGGCAATCAAGTGCCCTTTATCGACAAGGAGACAATAGAACTGCGATTCAAATTTGGAAAAACACAGGCGTATGGCGCGACTACGTTGCTAGCACGTCATATCAACCCTTTAAAAGACTTGTTGAATTAAGTTGTAGAGATGAAGCTAAAATAACAGAGATTATTTCAGCAATTGAAAAACAAGACGATTCATATTTAGACATACATAAAACGCCCAAAATGGAATCAGAACAATTTTTTGATCATGATGAAGTAAAAACATTGCTTCCTCATTACAATTTCTATAACCAAAAGAAAATATCAGATGATACTCTAAGGCTTTATCGTTCTGGATTTTCCATGTCTGGTAAAATGAATGGTCGATTTGTATTCCCGATCTTCGATGAGAACGGAAAGGTTGTTGGTTTAAGCGGCAGACATCTTTTATGGAACAATCATTCTTCGACTCCCAAATGGAAACATATCGGCAAAAAAGCCAATTGGATATATCCAATCAAACTTCAGAATGAAAAAGACAATATCTTTCTCAAGACTATAGAAGAGAAAAAACAAATTATTCTAATCGAAGGCATCGGCGACAGTCTAGCTCTTTCACAGAATGGTTATTATAATCATCTTGTAGTATTCGGATTAGAAATAAGCTCCAAACAAATCTCTTATCTTTTATCTCTTAATGTAGATAAAATCATCATCGCAACCAACAACGACAAAGAGAAAACTGACAATAGAGGATTAGCAGCAGCAATAAAGATGTATGTTAAACTCATTAAGTATTTTGATATATCTAAAGTTGAGATTCGTCTTCCAATGGCGAAAGATTTTGGCGAGATGCTTCAATCAGGAATCGACATGTCAAAATGGGAAAACAAAAAAGTAAACAAAAAATCACAGGTTGAATACATAATCAATCATTTGTATAATAATGACAATGAAAATTCTCAATTGCAAACCCTCAAAAACTACCTAGAAGAATTAAATTTTGAAAGAGACACTATCAGCGAGTAAAATCAAGGTTCTTAAATCTTGTTCTTGGCAGTATTGGTGTAAATATATTCTTAAACTTCCAGATAAAACTAATTCTGGAGCGTTAAAGGGGAATATTGTGCATTTGATTTTTGAATGTCTTGGTGAAGAGAGGCATTTAAAACACTACAAAAGCATCATCAAACACAAAGATCCTCTTTTATGTAAGCCTATCGCGAGACTGATTAAAAAACACGTAATCAGCAAAAACCTAACAGAGACGGAAGACCTTGAAGATATCTGCGCGATGATAAATAAAGGTTTGATGTATGATTTTTTTGGAAATCAATATGGAGAACCTACTCAAGTTATATCCGAAAAAGATTTTGAAATAGAAGTTAACGATGAAGACTTCAAATATAAAGTCAAAGGCTTTATTGATAAACTATTTCTATACAAAGGAATTAGTCTGATATTGATTCGCGACTTCAAAACAAATAAAAAAATGTATGAAGGAAAAGAAATTTCAGACAATCTTCAGGATTACATTTATACTTTAGCAATTAAAAAATTATATCCAGAATTCAAAGATGTCAAAATGGAATTCTTGTTTCTAAAGCAAGATATCCCCAACGAGGGCGTCATGACTATGGATAGCAAAAATAAACATGATCTTGACGGTTTTCAGCATGAGCTGACTGAAGTTCAAAAATATGCCGATAAATTTGATGAAAAAATGTCTTTATCTAATTTAGCGTCCAACCAAGGAATGCCTAAAGATGGAAGTTTTAGCGGAAAACTTCTTTGTGGATTCGCCACTAAACCTAACGAAAAAAAGAAAGATGGCAATCCTAAATGGCATTGCACGTATAAATTTCCATTCGATTATTACTGCGTTATAGATAAGAATAAAAAAGTAAAAAAATCAGCCTTTGAAAAGAAAGATTTAAAATATCTAAAATTAGAAGAAGGAGATAAAATAGTAAAAAAGAAATACGAAGGCTGTCCCGCTTGGAACGTTAAGAAAGGTTCTGACCCTTTTGATCTTGACTCTTTTTGAATAGCGAGTATGATGTGGTCAAAGTATGTTACCATTATTCAAAACCCACTATTCGATTGGGAAGTCTATTCTTACTTTGGATGATCCCAAAAAGGCTTGCGCAGAAGGTTCAGATAGCGTGTTCAGTATAGCTAAAGAGAATAATCTTAAACAATTAATCTTGGTTGAAGACAGTTTTACTGGCTTTTTTGAGGCTCACAAAAGATGCAAAGAATTAAATATTAACCTTATTTTTGGTCTTCGACTATCAATGAGGAATTCCGCCTTACCAGAAGATGAATCAAGCAAGCATAAAGTCGTAATCTTCGCAAAAGATAGTGAAGGTTGTAAATTAATGAGTAAGATTTACTCGCAGGCGTTCTGCGAGTTTACTGGGTTTTCAGATTATGCAAGTTTAAAGAAAATTTGGAACAACGACCATCTAAAAATGGCAATTCCGTTTTACGATTCTTTCATTTATTGTAATAATTTTTCATTCTGCAACGCAATTCCTGATCTTTCATTCACGAAACCAGACGTATTCATCGAGAGTAACGGATTAGCTTTGGATTTCCTACTGGAGCATAAAGCTTCGGAATTTGCAAAAACAAATTCTTTTGATACGTGCGCCGTTAAAAGCATCTACTATAAAAGCAAAAAAGATGTTAAAGCTTTCATGACTTATAAAATCATCTGTAATAGAACTTTTGGCAAAGAACGTTCTTTAGAAAGACCAGAGTTATCGCATTTTTGTAGCGATAGATTTTCTTTTGAGGCGTGGAAACAAGAGTCAAACACGAACAGCTAACAGCCAAATA